GATCCCGGTAACCTTCGCCGCGCTGACCGAGTACGTTTGCCCGTTGACGGTCCACTTCCAGGCCGTCGCGGACGTGGCCACCTGCGAGAGATCGTAGGCGGCCAGGCTGATCGTCACGGGGTCCAGTAGAGTCTGCAAGTAGGTGCTGCTGGCGGACTGGGGAACAGACGCCACCGGATTCGGCGGTGTGGTCTGCGCCCAGCAGGCCGACGCCAGCAGGAGGGCGAGTGCGAGGCGCATGCTACGATCCGATGTTGAGCTTGGCGGCGATTGCCTGGACTGCCGCCGCAAGGCCGTTCAGCGTCGTGCGATCGCTGGGCAGAAACTCGCCGCTGGCGGCCTGCTGTTGAGCCAGCAGATCCGTGCGGTAGACGAAGGCACCCGTCAGGGGCATGGTCCCGGGCGGCAAGCCCGGTTGCTCGTTGGGCAGCAGCGGACGAATCGGGCACGGCGTAACCACGTTGGCGTCGGCCGCGGCGGCCAGCAGCGGATTCGCGCTGCGGAAGGTGTCATTGCCGGTGTTGGGGCACGCGGCGGCCGGTAGCAGGTTGACTACCTGTGCCACGGCTGGACTCAGGTAAATGGTCTTGGGCTTCGAACCACCCATTACCAGATACGGGATTTGGCTGTCGGAGTCCGCGGCCAGCGTGGACGGTGACGTGTCGGCCCAGCCCTTTTGCGGGTTGGTCGGCACGAATGGAGGGAGTGTCTGCCCTGGGTTTGCGGCCTGCCACTGCTCGGCATTCGTGAACTCGGGGAACAGGTACAGCTCGGAAAGCGGGTAGAACAACACATTCGGCTGCGCTGGGGTTACAGGAAGGCTCATCGGTATCCTCCTACGCGGCCGGCGTCGCGGGCGCTGCCGAAGCCTGGGTTTCCAGCAGGGCCAGCAGTTCAGCGGCGATGGTCGCGTAGAACGCGGCCTGCGCCTGGGCGGCGGGCGTCTTCAGATAGTGCGTCCCGGTTTGCAGGGCGATGAGCAAGAGTTGATCGAGGGTGTTCATGCGGCTTTTCTCCTTGGTTTGGTTTGGGTTTGTGCAGCCACTTCGGTCTGTCTCGAGGACTGGAAGCGGCTCACTCCGAGAGCCTCCAGCAGGAAGAGCGCCCGCTTCTCGGCTCCTAGGCCGAATACGGGGCGCGCGAGAATCGAATCCAGTTCGGCGTGAATTTCGGACTTCGTCATAAACTCTACTTCGGATCCCTTACTGCTCCTGACCCTGGCTCAGCATCTGCTGCATGATGCCGTGCGCCTGGCTGCGCGGCTGGTTCTTGGGCGGCTTCACGCGCCGGAGCCGCGGATTCGCTTTCTTGGCGGCCGGGGACGCCTTGCGCGTAGCGGATGCCAGGATCGCTCCGGCGGCCTGCTTTCCGACTCCCTGCCTGGCCGCAATCGAATTCTGCACAGCTGCAAATCCCGGATGTTTACCTGCCATCTTTTGTCTCCCCCAGCTCAGCCTTGATCTCGTCCCGGAGAATGCCAGGCAGCGCCAGAACGGTCCTGAGCGACTGGATCTTGCCCCGGCATTCGGCGGTATTCAGCGCGTCCATGGTGCGCTCCAGTTCCATTCGGCGGCGCTCCAGTTCGGAGCGGATGCGCGCCTCCAAAAGCTGGTAGCCGGTGATCATAGGCAACTCGTTCAACGCGTCCAGATCGTCGCCGGTATATTTGGTGTCGCTCACATCATTCCGTCATGCGGCTGCGGAGCCATGGCGGCTCCCGCCTGTTGAGGGCTCGGTGGTATATCGCCGTTTCCTGGCGCGGGACTTAATCCCGGCGAAGATGCAGGCGCTCCAGGCGGCGAATACATCGAGGCGAGTTGCGGCGGCAGCGGCGAGGATCCCATGTTCGGCTGCTGCTGACCGGACATTTGCTGGACGATATGCGAGGTGAGCGCCTGCAAGAGCATTTTCGTGCGCTTCTGTTCTTCGTGCGCGAGAGTGTGCTGAACCAGTTGCCCGATGGCTTTCGGGTCGCGGTCGGGATCGCGCCGGGCGTCTTCGAGCTGGCCCTTGTGCTGGATGATGTGCAGATCGTCGTGATCCTGCGGGTTCACATGCACATCGGTCTCGCCTTCGAGCATCCGGTTCCATTCCTGATCTGGGGTCTGGGGAGCGTCCAGATCTGGAGGCGGGGGAACCAGCGTATCGAAATCGTTGATGCCGAACTCGATGGCCACGCGATTGGTGATCGACCAGAGCGCCTTCGGATTGGTGGCTATCAGCGGATTCTGCATGGCCAACTGGTAGAACGCCAGGATTTCCTGCTTTTTTTGCTGGCGGGCATAGACCGAAGTGGCAAACTTCAGCCTGAAGTCGTACCGGCCGCCGAACTCCTTGGCGGTCATGTACCCACCGCCGCCCTTGGTGTCGAACAGGCCGTTGGCTTGCGTCTCGGTCACCCGGAAGAAGATTCCCGGCTCGGTCCTGGGCGCCAGATCACAGTCGAGATCCCAGAAATCGGTGATGATCTGCTCGAAATCCTCCCGCAGGATGGTCGAGTCGAGATATGCGCGGATGTTGCCCTCTTCGATCAAAGCGAGTTGGCCGGTGGCCGTGCGCGGAGCGTTCGGACGGTCCACCGCGCGCCCTAGCGACTGGTCGGTGATTCCGGTTACGCGTTCGGCGATGGCCAAAATGTCCTGCTGGCGCGCGGTCGCGTATTCGAGGTTGGGCCGAATCTGAACCACGTTCACCGAAGTTGGATCCTCAGTGGGGTAGGCTATTCCCGGCTCTACCTTGAACGACTTCTGGTTGAATCCGCCTCCGGGCTTGTAGAAGATAATCGGCCACACGCTTAGCTCGCCGGCCGCCGTGAACAGCCGGGAATTGGCGGTAGCCTCGTCCTCCAGGTCCTCCAGGAGCGATCCGAAGCCCTTGGGCCGGTAGGTTCCGTCTTTGATGAGCGTCGATTCGACGAACGGCCGGCGCTTGCGCATCTTCGGGTACAGCTCCAGCAGATCCTGGCAGCCCACGATCTTGCGCAGGCCGGGGATGTAGCGGATCACCCAATCAGCCTCGTAGGGCAGACGCTTCTCAAGATCGTCGATCTCGGCATCCCGCTTCTGTTTCTTGAGCGGGCGCCAGGCGCCGTACCATTCCCAGATCCAAATTCCGCGGCGCCCGAGAACGTAGTAGTCGTAATCCACGCCCTCGGAGCGCTCGCGCTCCGTGCGCACCGGGTCCATGCCCACCAGGGTGTAGTCGTTCGCGATGTCGCCGGTCTTAGCCCAGGCGATCAGGTTGCGCACAAACTCGGGGTCGCTGGTGCCCTGAAACAGCGTGCCGTCGCCGCGCTGCAGGTCGTCGACGGTATACCGCACCCGCCGGATCACGTGCGAAAATCCGTGGATGTCCATCACGCCGCGCTCTGGCGGAACCATCACATCGTCAGGTTCGAGTGGGAAGAAGCCCGGCCCCTCGTAGTCGCAGACGCGCTTGATTTTGCCCTTGGCCAGCGTGTCGAACTCGCGCCGGTACCAGGGCCGATAGGCTACCGCGTGGCCATTCAGCACGCGCCGAAACTCGAAGATCGAGAGCGGGTTGATGATCTCCATCTGGTCGAAGACCCTGGAGGTCATGTAGCAGCCCACCTTGTGCACTTTGCCGGCATCCGTCGGGCCCGTGCCGCGCGCCGTGATCGCCGCTTCGTCCCCCAGCAGCGCCTGCATGTCCCGCGCGAGCTTGTTGAAACACTGCCACTGAATCAGCGGTACGACGTGATTGGGCTTGCCTTCATCTCCGGCGGCCGGCGGGTTTACCCGCGCTTCCCACTTCTGCATCCAGCCACGGCAGCGCTCGGCCCATCTCTGGTGGGTGGCTTTATCGGTCAGGAAGTCCTGCTCGATGCGATCGCACAACTTGGCCTGCTCGGCGTCGGAGAGAAGGATCTGGAAACTTTTCGGCATCCAGCTCTATATCGCCATCTGAGGCCGGAAGGCTTACCCGGCACCACTCCGCGTGGTCGCCGCGTCCGAACACGCATCGCTCACAGCACATGGCCGGGTTGGGGTTGTAGGGGTTCGAGCGCGGCCCGTCGCGGTCAGTCATCGTCGTCCTTCCTCCCGTACTTTGCGGCCTTCCACTGTGCCTGCCCTTGCTCCTGTAGGCTATCCCGATAGACGAAGGCCCGGTGTGCGTACTGAAAGCCTTCGACCCCCAGCGCCGCGCTACACACGTCGTCGTCATGCCGCTGGCCTTCCTCTCGTCCGTTCGGCTTGCGCACGAACTCGCGGAGCTGCTGGATGGTTTCGGGATCATGAATCTGAATGGCGCCTTCCCGTAGCGCGCGGTCCAAGTTCGAAATAAGTACCGGCCGGAAGATTGTATTGGTGTCGTAACCCAGTTCCTGGAGGAGCGGCTGCCTACGGTCGCTCGGGTTGCGCTGCTTCGAATAGATCAGCTCCAGCGGATATTGCAGCGCCAGCAACTGGCCGATTACAGCCTTGCCCACGGCCTTCTGCTCGGGCACGATGAACGCCCAGCCGTAGAATCGCCCAAGCATGTGCAGGCGGGCGGCCCAGGGATGCGGCTCGTAGCGCTCTTTGAGCTTGGCTACCTCTTCTCCGGTATCGGCATCAAACACCGTAGCCGAGGACCAATCCGGGTCGCTCGACCCCGATTTCGCGGTGGGGTCGATGCCCTCGGCATGGTCCGCGCCGATGATGTAGTGGCCGCCCTTGCGCGGCATCCGGTAGATGACCAGCTCGCCATGGCCGTCCTGCGACTGGATGAACTGCACCAGCTCTCCGTGGCCGGTGTCCACGATCTCCAGCCGGCCGCGCGGTGCCTCCTGAATCACCGGCATCCGTGCCACCGCGGCCATGTCAAAGATCGTCCGGCCGCTGGAGAGGAACGCCTCTTGCGGGTTGCCCGGGTGCTCCTGCTGGAACCGTGGGAGCTTGCCCTCACAGGCCGTGTCAATCGTCCAGCGGCGCCACGCGAGCTGCCGGAGGGTCAGATTGTACTTCTGCTGCTCCTCCCACTCGGATTTGGTCAGCGAGCGCTGAAAGGCCGCGGCGTCGGCATAGCCGAGCATAGTCGGCTCGATGACGTTCTCGGGGTGCTCCCAATACCCGAAGAACACGAATGCCCAGCCCGAGCGCCCCGACATCGCCAACTGGCACAGGTCATAGAAACCGCCGCCCATCCCATTAGGGGTGCTCTCGACGATCACGCCGGAGTCAGGCGAGTTGGGGATGCGCTGCATCAGGCCCGTCATAAGAGCGGCCATGTCGCGGTAGAAGGCCGCTTCGGACAAGTGCGCCCAATTGAACGGCGCCGAGCGGCCGATGTCCACGTTGGAGGCCGTGCCCACCAGGATGCTCGATTGGTTCGCCCAGCGGATATTGCGCTCGGTGTCCTTGATCAGCTCCGGCAGCAGGATGGCGCTGCCGAACTCCGAGCCATAGGGGTTGTCCGCGTAGCTCTTGATGTATTGCTGGTAGTACTGGAACACCAGATCGGCGTGGGCTTCGGAGTCGGCAAGCACCAGAGCTCGCCGACCCGGGAAGAACGGCACCCGGCGGAAGATCTCCGTCGCGGAGCTTGAGCTCATCCACACCTGGCTGGCCTTCAGGCAGCACACCCGCACCGGCACGTAGGCTTCCTCCTGCCGGCGGATGGCCTCGTTGAGCTTCTGGCCTGCGGGAGAGTTGCGGTACGGGACTGTGACGCCGAGCTTGTTGCGGATCGTGAGGTGCTGACAGAACTTCTGATGGTCGCTGAAGCCGCGCAGGATCAGCTCAATTTCGCGGGGTGTGAGGGTGGGCGTCATAGCAAGCCCCGCAGCATTACCAGGGCCTCGCGGTGGATCTGCGAGAGGCGGGCGCATCCGACAGTGCAATGGGCGGATTGCTCTGCCAGCGATACCCCATCGATGTACAGGCACCGGATCAGCAGGCGGTGGCGGGGCGGCAGTCGGTCAACTACCTGCCATACCCGCAACATCTCCGTGGCGCGCATCTGCTCCTCAGGATCGGGGTGCGGGTCCGCCTGCTCTGCCACTGCCGGAGTCGCCACCGGATAATTGCGTCGGCGCACGCTGTCGTAGCAGGCTCCGCGTATCCGCCGCTCAGCGTAGCCGCGAAACGAATCGTTGCGCACCGGATCGTAGCGCTCGGCAGCCTGGACAAGCGCAATCTCAGCCGGCCCGATCAGATCGTCTGCGGCAACCCAAGACGGCAGCCTACCGGCCACTGCCCTCGCTATCGTCCTCGCCCAGTCGAGGTGCTCGAGCACGAGGGCGTTGCGGCGCTCCAGGTCCGGCAACTCCTCCTTGGCCGGCGGCTGGATCTTTGGTCGGTAGCTGGCCTGCAACGATGGTTGTCGTCGTCGTGATTTGGCGATACAGCTCAAGCCACTGCTCCATCTGGCCCGCAAACTTGTAAGTGGTGTCGCCAAGAGTGCGCTCATTAGTTTTCAGTAGCTCTAGAAAACCCTTAAGCCTTTCCACTGCTGATAGTTGCGCGCGGAAATCGTGGGTCGTATCGAGTGCTGCGTCAAGCCCGCGGTCGATGGCATCGAGGGCTTTGGCCAGCGAGCGCCTCAGCCGCTCTTCGTGCGGCCGCAGGAGATCGCGGGCTAACAGTTCGGATTCTGGCTCGGCAAGCAGCCGCTCAACGTGCCGCTCGGTGCAATTAGCCTCTTTGGCAATCTTCTTGCGCGGCTTGTTGGCCAATCGTCCGGCCACTACAATCTGCCGTTTTGCCCGCTTCGTAAGTTGGTTACCGCGTGGCAATGACTTACTACTGACCCCCAAAACGTGTATTATCGTACAAAACATATTCAGATTGAAATGTTTTTTTAGTTGGGGGCGGGCTGCGAGGTTTGCGAGGTTTGCGAGGTTAGTTCCGGCCCCTTCTGGCTATTTCATTTGCGCCGCACATTTTTGCGTCAAAATAACGTTTCCTCGCGTATGTGCGACAAAATAACCCGCTAACCTCGCATCCTGAGTGTAACTGTATGTGCTACTTGCAGTTGGCGCATTTTCGTAACCTCGCATATAACCTCGCAGTAACCTCGCATATCCTTCTTAACCTCGCTTTTAAAAAGAAACAGGGATCTCCTGAAAGGGAGATCCCTTATACCTCCTGCGAGGTTATGCGAGGTTATGCGAGGTTATATGCGAGGTTAGCTACGGCATCCGGCGAGGTACTCATCCCTCGACCACCCTCCATCTGTAAACATGTCCATGGCCATCCATTTTGCGTTCCAATCGTAACCCCGATTTACCAAACCGCATGCCAATCCGCTTCGTAAAACTCCTTCCAAGGGCCCGCTCTAGACTTCCCTGTTTTCTCCGATCGACGTCGCCAAGCGTGTCCGGAAGGGTGAACGAAGTCAACGATGTGTCGCTGGAACTGCGAATGGAAGTGATGATTTGGCTAACTGTAAACCAACCTTCTCCATAGGTGTCCCGCAGTTCGGTTAGCAGGTTTTCCCATTGCACGGCCATCTCGTCGGCCTCGGTAATCCAGGAATGCAGGTTTGCGAGAAAGCCCTCCACCTGGGCACAAGCCAGAATGCCGCCGATCGTGCGGTGCCAGTCCTCAAACGAGCCGAGTGGCTCCTCCACGTGTTTGGGCTTGCCCTGCGCAAACCAGGCGCGGGCGATGATAAGCAGCGCGCGCAGCAGCTCGGCACGGTGTTCGCCGATCCATTCGAGCAGGTTTTCGTGCCGGAACTTGCGGCCCTGGTACGGACGGCTCGATTTGGCATCCAGGCGGATGTGATAGCAGCGCCGCGGCAGGTCACCGGACGGCCGGATGTTGTTCCCGGTCGCGCACCAGGTGGCCCGGTTCTG